TAAATCTTTTTTCTTATCTTTATCATCTTCTTCATCTTTAACTTCTTTTGGTTGTGGTGCACCAGTTCCTTGCCATTCTTCTTTAACAGCAACATTTCTTCTACCTGATGAACCATCTTCATTTACGTCTTGATTATACATTGAGTGATGATTACCATCCATCTCAGAATCGGAATTACCTTCAGATGTAGTTCCTTGTTCACCTTTCACAAATGAACCTACAATTTTCTCTGCCTGTTCTTTGGTCTTTCCATCTGCTACTAATTTTGATACTTTACCATCAAATGTATCTTCCTCTGTTAGGTCTGCATCTTTGTTAACGTAGCAACCATATTTGTCACATTTGATCAACATTTTACCGTTTCCTAAATCTTCTGCCATAGTTGAAGCCTTTGCCAGTGGATTGTAGTCAGTAATTAATGCCAACGGTACTGCCGGATCTGCACATACCGCAACTTCATAATGTTCTAGGTCTCCTAGAGTATAAGCTATAGAACCATCTTTCATTCGAATTGGCTGTCTTTCTGCCTTGGTTGCACCACCAAATGACAATCCCTTATATTCTCCTGATTTAATTTTACCCCATATATCATTGTCCAATTCATAATTCTTGTGAATCTTTCCTGTAATCTTAATTGCCGGTAACATCTCACCATCCTCACCCTTTACCTCAACTCTTGCAAAATTTATACCTTTACCAACAACCCGGTTGGAATGTGTATCAGTAATTGGTGCACCTCTGTCCATCCATATTGGAAGAACCTTCATTAATTCATCAGTGATTGTTACCTCGCCCTGTTTGTCTCTCATCTGGACAGTAAGAACTCCCTCGAAGAACCGATCATCAGTCTCGGTAGGTACAAGGGATTTCGTTATCAGTGTTCTAAAGAACAAGCTATCCATAGTAAGAATTGCACCTTATTTACTTATAAAGTTTTATAAAAAGATAAAAAGTGGTGTAAAAACACACTAATTATTGATTAACTTTCTTTGCTTTACTGACGGCATAATCAACAGAAAATCCTGCTGTTAAACCTATTAGGACTAATCCTAATGTGTCAATACCTGACAAAGATATTGTCTGTGAGATAGCAATACCTGCAAATCCAGATACAATTACTGCACCGAAGAATTTCTTGATGTCATATCTTGGTTCGTCAGAACCTAGAAATCCTCTGATGGTATTTAGTATAGCACCGGATACTGTGGCAATTACTACTGCTAATAAGGCTTCAACCATGAAATCATCACGATAATCATTCTATTTAAAGTTTCATGGATGATTTAGTCATAAACCATAAATATCAATCATCTTTCAACAATTCTTTTACTAGGTCATCCAGTTCGGAATCTGCATTTTCCGGATGTAATCTGTTGGATTGTCTGTCTACTGCCTTGGCTAGAATAATTAATGTTTTTTGTAGTCTCGATACCGTTTCACATAAACTCTTTTGTGTATTGCTCATTTTTCTAAAGAATGCAAATAATCCACTGCCCATGCCTATAAGAGTAGCCAAAAGCAAAGGTTCAAGTATAGATGAAAACAGATCCATGTATTTAAATGTACCCATTAATATTTAAATTTGATTGCTATTTATCTGTAATAGGTACGAGATATCTTTCTCTTATCATTCCCAATAATACCAGAGGGTCATCCTCTAACATTTCAGAGAAATCCTTGTCAATATTACTAGCCTTGAATCTGCCACATGCATAGCATACATATACAATGTTAGTTTTGTCAGTGTATCCGAATTTCTTGCTTCCACACTCACAATCAATCATGTCTTCCATAAGTTTGGTACCAATCATTTATTAATAAGTATTAGGTTTGTTTTGTATGGCATCATCTTTTCATATTTACGAAAATTTGACAGAATATAAACGTATTTATGGTATGTTTGCAGATAATCCAATGCATCATGTAGACCTTATAGACATGTTTATCAAGGGTAGCAAGCTCTGGATAGTCACAAATACCAGTAAATTGAAGGAAAAACCTGAACTAAGAAAGACAATAGTACATTTCAGGAACGGTTCTGCCGAGGATTATATGGAAGGTGACGAAATTTGTATAACTTTTGACAAGATTAGGTACAATTCTTGTAAACAATTATTAGAATTACATCCAAGAATTCTAAAAAAACCCCTAATGTCCATAAATATAGGAAGATATTATGGAGAAAAGGTTAAAGGTAAGAAGAAGATTAACTATGAGTATAGGTTTTATGATTTGGTAAGAGACAGAATAAACTTGGTGTTAGCATGTTAGGGATGTTTAAGGTTATAGAATTATTGAATGAAACAAATAGAAAACTGACCAAGACAAACGAACTGCTTGAACAGATAGAAGAAAATCTTAGAGTTCCCAATTTGGTTGAATGGGCAAAATTAAGAAATTCATTAACAAAGGTTACTTCCGATAAGACTTAGTTTCGCCAGAACTCATTATTTTAGCCCAGTCCTTTCCATGCTTCTTTCTCATGTTGACCCAGAAAGGATCAACTTTGAACATTCCTCCCTTTTTATTATAGTCTCTTGTAACATTTGCTATTCTTCTGTGACATGTATTACAAAATCTTCCATTTACCTGTTCGATTTTAAACTTGTATTCTCCACAAAAATAACATAAACCATAATGTTTGTCCGTAATTTTTGCCAATAACGGCTCACGACCCTTTTTTCCGGCACAGTCTCCACATATATCGGCTATTGTAGCTGCCGCTACATCAACCTTCATACATCCAAGACATACAGCCTCCTTGTAATTATCGACTCTGGTGAATTCATCCTTTTGATGTTTGTCCCAAAGTTTCTTTGTAAGGTCGTTTGCGTTTTTATTAGTTCCTAATTTAGTTGGCAATACCTACATCCTTTTTGATGTTCAATATATCTTTATGGCATTTTGTAAGTGCCGTTATAATTGAACTGTGATCGGTATTCTTTACTGCAAATGCAATGTCACCAAGTAATGATTGTATAATACTGGATGTCTCACTTACAGGTTTTGATTCTTTTTTTACAACCTTCTTCACTACCTTTGGTGCTACGGTATTCTTTTCCGTCTTTGTCAGACCCTTTGTTGTGCTAGCTTTCTTCTTCATCTTCCCACCTCCTTGTCATTCCTAATTCTGTCTTTACAAGATCTCTTGCTTCTCTTACTGTCATACCTGCCTCCTTTCTTAATTTGTCAACTGTGTCTCCCTTGTTCCATTGGAAGTCTATTGCATCCTGCAATGTTGACTTTACAATTTCAAAGTTTGTTGGCGTAATGCCTTGAGGGAACTTTGGAGTTGCATCCAAACCTAATGATTTGTTCTGAGAACCGGGTTTCTTTTGAGGACTGCCTTGCATAAGTCCACCTACTCTTGATGGTTGGTTAGGGGATGGTTCTCCTTCAAATCTTTGAGTGTCTTCTTTAGGAGCTGCTGTACCTCTACCTCGTCCTCCAGGTTTTTTCATATTCTCTCCTGGCTCTCCTCCCTGATCACCCAACATCATTTCTTCCAAAGAGATGACAGGATCCTTTGATACCTTGAACTCACCTGTGTGGGTTCTAGTAATTTCAAATCCTAATGTTTGTAGTGATTTCATGTTTTCAATCTCTACACCTTGAATTTGCAAGTCTCTAAGTTTGTCTGTTTCTTCACCAGTCTTTAATCGAAGTTCCCAATCTGTAACACCGTTGAGTTTTGCAATTTTTTTGAAGAACGAGTTAAGTAAAATTTCCTGTCCCCATTTAATGGCTCTGTTTGTAATTGTAACTTGAAGTCCTTCTTGAGACCAACCAGTTGGAAGTTCACCAAAGTAAAGTGGAAGCACACCATAAATTGCACCGATGATCATTCGGAGTTCTCTTCTAATTTCTGTAAACTGTAATTCTTTTAATGAACCGGTAAAGTCAAGCCATTGTGCCATGTTACCTGCACTTCCCTTATCACTCTCTACAAGTAGGGGGTGAATCATGTAAGGATCTTCCTGTGCCTTTTGTTCAAGTACGTCCCATGACTTTCTAAAGGTTTCATAGTTACGTGAGGCTACTACAAGCATTCCTCTTGGTGGTCTCATCTTGTCAAAGTATTTTCTAATATACTCGTCCATATGGGACAAAGCCATTACCTTACTCCATACTGCATAAATTGGTGAGAATCCATAAATTAAGCCGGGTTTGTATTTACCAGCCCTGAATATAACCTCTCCTTCACCATAGATAACACGCTTGGGTTGTGGTATTCCTACTGAGTATACAGAGTTTACCTCTATCATAGCCTTCAATGCCTTGGTTCCACAGATGGTACAATGGTCTTCTACCAATCTTTTGTTTCTGTGTTCGAATTTTGGACATACATATACTGGATTATGCTTGTCATCATATCCAATTCTGCCATCAGAG